CATCATTTGGAGCAAGCATCATATACATAGAACCACACTTGGTCCATGCCTCTGGAACATGAGACATTATAATTTGCATATCTAGAGGTCGAATGTCAGTTAAAGAATCAAAATAAAGTTCAATAGCTATCTGATCAGAAACAGAAATTCCAAAGACACTCTCACATAATAGCCGTGTCTTGAGGGGGGTTTCAATATTCAAAACATCTGCATGTTGAGACCAAAAGGTAAAGGCTTCTTTTTGCAACAGATCTGTATAATCTGAATTTCCTTTACGAAAATAAACGTAATCATCACATAACACACGAAGTAAATAACGGGAGAAAGAAGCAATAATAGGACAACCGGGATACTGATAAGCAAGCGAAAAAGCTTTAGCCTTGAGGAGACCTCGAAGGACTTTGGATTTGGAGAAGACATATTGTTGTGTGGAGAATCCAGTTTGAGCAAGGATTTTCATAGGGTCGGTAATATTAATGCAATCATCAACATCAAAAATTAAACCACAGAAGGAAGCACGAGCTAAATCATCATAGGTAACCATCTTAATGGTAAGACCCAACGTAAGAAAATCATCTTCTGTCGGATGAGGTCCATCTAATACAAACAATCCATCATCACCTTCAACCACACCAGCAACATTTGTACAGCCTTTCTCTGAACACAAGAACAAAAAGAACATTAAATTTGAGAAACCATTTCCTAACGAAGTACACATCTCACCAGACATGCGGGTTGCTTCAACTGTGACAAGAAGCAATTTAGAAATACACTCATTCAATCCACCAATAATTTCATGAACGTAATAGGCAAATAATTCTTTATTGGGTAAGTATTGCGTGATATAATCATACAATACGAATTCACAAGATTCAAAAAGTTCACGAGTGAAATGAGATTCGAATGCTGTATAATCTGTACAAATGTATCGTGCACCAAGACGGTTTGTTTTATTTTTAATATAAGCAGCACGATCTTTGACTGGAATCTTCTTGATAAACCAATCAGACTTAAATAAAACTTCTTCAATTCGCTTAAAAGTGGGACCAACGGCACATTTAAATTCATCAGTGCGTGCATTGATCCATCTAGCATGTTTAAAGTCAGGATAAGATTCATCCTTAACAAAAG